TGCTCCTAAATTTAGTCCGTATATGCGTAGGTCTTGTATCATTAGTTTCCGCTTCCTTCGTTATATAATTCAGTTACTTCCGATAGAGTCAATATTTTGTCATACATTTTAACTTTACTTATCTTTCCATCAAAATATGTAGATGTATATCTACCAATCCTAACTTCATCAGGGGCTGCACTACTTAATAAAGAACCACTTGTAGAACTTTCTGTTTCTTTTAGTACACCATCTAAGTATAACTTACAATCGCTAGCATTTTCTCCCCAAGTAAGTGCTGCGTGATGCCAAGTTCCTGCTGTTGTACTGTGGCTTCCGTTTAGAAAAGTATAGTAAGCGTTTTGTGCTTCATTATAAACCCAAGCGTTTAAGTTACCGCTTTCAATAGATAAGTGTGCGCCATAACTAGAGCCATTAGTATTAGCAATAAGATAACCATTTCCATCTCTGTTAAACCAACAAGAATAAGAGCGAACCGTATTGCTAGATACTTTGCTATTATCTAAAGTGATAACATCGTTACTACCATTAAAGTCGAAGTAATCCGCACTCCAAGTTGCACCGCTTATAGTTCCATTAGCCCCATTAGGATAATCGTTCTTAGTGAATAGGTAGTTTTGCATCACCTCATCTGCTGTAAGACCGCCTTTATAGAATCTTATTTGACCTATATCACTATTAGAGTTTTGTGCTAAGTCGTATAAATTCCCGAAGTGTAAGTCCTCGTTGTATGAATAACTATATGCGTTGTCGGACGTTTCTTCCGATAATACCCCATTAGTATAAAACTGCGCTGAACTTCCATTTGTAGTAGCTACTATATGAGTCCATTCGTTTAATACTATTGTATCTGAATGAATAATAGAATTATTGTTACTACTATTTCTATAAAACCACCAAATCTCATCATAGTTAGCTCTATAACTTAAACCGAATCCTGTTGTATGTGTACCATCAAAACTAAAAAAGTAATTAAAATCATCCGTTTTAACTTTAACCCACATTTCGATAGTCATTCCATCTGTTGCAGGGTTAATTGACACAGTGCTGCTTGTAGTTATACCATCACCGCTGCCTGTCATAGGGAATGAGTTTCCTAGTTCTTCATCCCAACCGCTTTCAATACCACCTAATAAGTCTGCATTGTTGTTTCCTGCTAAATCGGTTAAAGTAGTGCCAGTTCCACTATAAGAATTAGTATCAGCAGGGTCGTAATGTAAGAATAAGTCAGAATTGCCATTTAATTCTGTATAAATATAGTCTCTTCCGTGTCGGTAGTTTTGCCCTACCTCTGAAGCTGAAAGTGCTTTTGAATAGAATCTAAATGCACCTAATTTTATATTAGAGTGGAAGCCATCTGTTCTTTTACCTATCAGTATTGGGTCGGTAATTGATGTGTATGTTCCGCTGCTTGCACCTGTTTTAGTGGCATCTAATTCACCATCAATGTAAATAAACATTTTATCGTTTGTGTCATCGTAAACGGCTGCGATATGATGCCAAGTGTTTGTTGATAACGCAGAAGCTGATGTTAAATCCTGCCCAGAGTTAAAACCTCCAGAAGATGTACCAGCAATAAAACGTATATTACCACTGCTGTTACTAAATCGTATGTCAAACTTTTGGTCACTACTACTGCCGTATAAAGTAGCTAACATTTCATCGCTACCTATTGATACTGGATTAACCCACATCTCAACACTAAAATTAGTTGCGGAAGCAAAGGATGTGTCATTTGATATTGTCATATAGTCATTAGCACCATCGAAGCTAAAATAACCACCATTATCCTTATCAAAATTAGCCACCCCCATCGAAGTCATTGTGGCGTCATTACTTCCTACTATATCAGTCCAAGTAGTTGTATCTGTGTCGGGGTCATAAGAAGTAGAATCACTAGCGTTTAAGTGTAACTCTAAATCATCGGCATTATCAGACAAAGGAATTGTTACATCGTGTTCTGAAATATCGTACCATATAGAACCATCACCGTCATAAGAATCAACGTCATTAGCATCTAAGTGTAGGATTAAACCTTGTTCTGCACTAGCTACTGCTGCTGCTGCATCCGCTGCGGTATGTATTAGACGCTCGTTAATAGCCATATGTTAAAAATTTATATCGTACTTAATTACTGCACTTTGAGTTGTTAAAGCGTTTATTTCAGCTTCTTTAGTATTTACTGTAGCTCTAATCGCATCTCTAGCTACTTGTGTGGCTGAGGGGATTCCAATGTTCTTTTCATGCTTTCTAATAACAACCCAATCTGTAGGTTGTAATTTGTCATTAGCCAACCTGTTCAAAGCTTCAATTTTATCAGCTTTTAATGTATCAATGTCAGCTAACACTTTATCTTTTACATCATATACAAACACTTCTCTAGTAGCACTTGCGTCATCTGGTGTTGGTGATGGGTAAACATTATCAAAGTGTAAGTTATAAATAACCTGTGTATCTGCGTCATACGTTGGCACAACCACATCATAAAAGCCTAAGCTTTCAGGGTCTAAGTTTCTAGCCCCACCTAATACGTTATCTACTTTGTTAGGGACTTGTGCGTACTTTACGATTTTCCCTGCTTCTAGTCTTGCTTTCATTATGCTGTAGGTTCTTGAGATATTGTTACATAGAATGTATTAGTGTTAACACATACTACTTGAATGAAATTAACCGCACCTGCTGTAGCTGAATAACTTCCGTTTAACACCTTAACAGTGTCTGAACTATCATAAGCTAAAGAAGACGTTCCCCCAGAGTCGGTTATAATAACGTTTTTAACCATCCCAGGCTTATGGTTTGTAAAATTAAGTGTTACAGCCGCTGATGCAGAAAAAGGTATTATCGATGCTGAAGTGAAATCCACTTCTTTTGTGGTCGCAGATGTTATTGTTGCAGGAGCTGTTGCTCTAGTGAAAAACTCATCTGCTAAAACGTCGCTTGTTACTTTTGTTAATGCCATTATAATATTTTTATTTGTTTATATATAATCGTTAAGACTAGCACTACGGTCTGTAATGCAGGGTTAATGTTGTTTACTGCGCTAAACATTATCGCTCCTAAATTTAGTCCATATATTCTCAAATCTTCCATTTTAAAGGACTATACCAATATTTAATAACATAAAATTCCCATAAGTACCTCTTGTACCTGCGTTAAAATCTACCTTATAATAAGACCAAGTAGATGCGGTGTAATTTGTCGTTAAAGATGATGAGCTAAAATTTAAAGAACCACCTGTGTGTGCATTTGAAGCCAACTCGGTCCAAGATGTTCCATTATTGGAACCATACCACTTCATCGTTCCCGTATAATTATAGTAACTTGATTTAAAATCTTTTGACGTAAAACTATTTGTAGTAATTGGACCTTTCATAGTCATTATTATCTGGTTGTTTATTCTTGAACTACCATTATTACCCATTGATACAGCTTTTGAACTATCTGCGCTATCTACCCAAATATCATTACCAGTTAAGTTTGCATTTAACTCTGCCGTTAAATCACCTGCTGTCGGGTGTGTCGATGAACTATTATAAGACGCAATATTGTCTTGAAAATTCCCTGTCGCTTGATAAGCTTCTGCTCCTCCTATAAAAAGTCTTTTATTAAAACTCATATTTTTTTATATCGGTAAATCGTAAGACTCTACTTGTGCTTTAGTTGTTTTAGCTTTTATAGCTGTTTCGTGAGTATTGCAATCTGTTCTTAAATTATCTCTTTCTGTTTGTATATCGCTAGGAATAGCCGTACCCTTTTCGCTCTTTCTAGTAGCATACCAATCTGTCTTAGCTAGTTTGGAATTGTAAATACCTTTTAACTCTTCTATTCTAGCCGCTTTTAAATCTGCTAAACTTTCAGTCCAAGTTTTATCATTCACAGGATATGTAAATTGGCTATTATCTGAATCAAAATAGATGTTACCTAGTTCTTGTATTCTGCTATCACAAGTGGGAACAACAACATCGTAAAACCCGTGTCCTTGTAAATCACTATCTGAAAGTAAATTAAAACCACCTATAATATTTCCGTATGCTTTTGGTACAATATTATATACTTTTATCGTTCCATCATAATCTTTCGCTTTCATATTAGTTTGGGGTATTATTGCTGGTGTAAGTTTGAATAGTATAGTTATAAATAGCGGCAGAGTCGGTGTCGTCTATACAAATAATCTGTATATGGTTGTCTGTGCTGCCATCATAAGTTACTTCACCTAAGTTGTTAAATGTCTCAGAAGTGTCATCAGACGTTAAAGTCAAAGTGCTTGCTCCTGTCGCTAAAATATCAATAACTTGCCCTGTTTTCATGTTTTGAAGGTTAAGGGTTTGCGTTGATTGCAGATCTGCTGTAATGTTAAATACAGTATAATCTTCTGCGTCTAAATTCAAAGGTGAAGTAGTCGTACTTATTGTTTGAACCGCCGTATATCTATCTGCTAATTGGTTGTGGTCAATAGCGTTGTCTTTTATAAGCTGTCCCTCTATTAGGGTGAAATTTGATAAATTGCTCATTTTTTTTTAAATTAAGACCCAGCCTTGTGCTGACCCAGTGTATATTAGTTCAAATCTAGCGTTGTTATAGTCTATTGTCATATCTTCAGCCGTACCCATTATTTTTTCGCTATTCCTAGCTATAACACAAGTGCCAACGCCTGACCTATTGCTAATTTTAACAGTATCTCCGTTAGAAGGCGATGCTGGCAGCGTTAGAGTAGTGGAAGCTGTAAACACGTATAAGTTACCCGCTATAGCTGTTGTTGCAGAAGATATTAGGTTAGGTGTGTATTTTGCATCATTAGCATTGCCAACCGTTGTTATCGAAATGCTTCCAAATGAAATAACTTCAACAGAAAAACCATTAGGCGGAGCTGTTAAAAAAGTTAACGTTGTACCGCTTACACTATAGTTAGATTTTTCCTGATAAACACCTTGTACAAAAACGAATGTTTTGTTTTCGTCAGATATTGACTCAGACAACGTAAAAGCTGTTTGTGTACCATTACCAGTAAAATTGTTCATGTTTAACGACGAAGCATCTACTGCTTTTAAGTGCACAACCTCAACATCTGTATTATTAGGGGGTGCTGTGGAAAAAGTTATTGTTTTTCCTGAAACGCTATAGTTATCTTTGCTTTGATAAACGCCATCTATGTATACCTGCGTGTGATTTTCATTAGAATTTGATAACGTTAAATCGAAAGTTGTATCAGATCCGTCTCCAGAAAATCTATCAACGGTAATAATTCCGCTAATAGCTTTAATATGTATAAATTCTACTTCGGTTGCTGTGGGCGGGGCTGTGGTTAATGTGACTGTGCTTCCACTAACAGAAAATGTATCTTTTGACTGATATACGCCGTTTATATATACTTGAAGATCGTTTTCATTTTCTACATCAGATGATATAGTAAACGCCGTTCTGGTGCCATTAGTTGCTTCTGTAGGGGATGTGCCTGAAATATTTTTTTCAATAGTAATAGTTCCACCGCCGCCACCACCCCCTGACGCATCTGCATTTTTCCAGTAGCTGTTAGCATTGTCCCATGTTAGAACTTGCCCATCAGTGGGTGAAGACGTTGTTACATCTTTAACATTATTCAGTAAATGTTCTGTAGCTGTTGCTACACTAGATGAATTACCTAGCCATAAGTAATCTTCAGCTATATTAGGGACGTCGTTAGTTCTATTCGCCCCAAACACTTTAATAGAGCCGTTTGAAGCGTGTGATTTAACGACAATACCTATTTTCTGTATAAGTGCTGTCCCTGTTGGTTTAGTTGCCGTGAAGCCGCCTGAAGAGTTAACGTATATACTATCACCTGCTGTAAATGAACTTGTGTCAAATCCACTAACCTGACCAAAAGCAATTGCACTACCTTCAGCATCATCAGCTAAAGCGGCTTTAAGCACACCAATAGCTGGCATGGTTGACGCCGCTGAATTACCGGCTGCTATTACTTCAAGCACATTGCCCCCTGGGGGATTAGCCGATGGCGACGGGGTAATAACAGTACCTATAGCTAAACTACCACCTGAAACATTTTTTACAGTTATTTCTATAGCATCACTCGCTGCTGCGTCTGCAAACGTTAATGTTCCTGCACCGTCTGTAGAGATTACTTGGCCATTGGTACCGTCTGACGCTGGTAATGTATACGCGTCGTTAACTTTTATATTACTTAAGAACCTTTGAGCCATACTTAATTATTAGTCAATTTTTGTTACAAGCACTCTAATGTCATTTGAAGATGGAGCACTGGTGAATTCTACTAAAACAGTGTTATTAGCATTTCTTTTTACATCAGCATAAACTGTATCAAATGTAGAAACGTCATAAAGTTGTACAATTACATCTTTAGTTCCTAAGTTGTGCGTTACAGTATAGCTTGTAGCAGAGCCATCTCCAATAGATGTAGCAAAACTTCTTGCAGCAGCAAAAGCAGCTAAACCGGCTGACGTTACAGCTCTTGCTGTATCTGTGCCTGCAGTAGCTTCAGCTGTTGTGGCTAGCTCTACAATTCCTTTTACTGTTTCACTAGCGTCTGCCGGGGAAGCTCCTAAATCACTATAAGCGCTTCCATCATTAGTAAACTGCCATTTATCAGTAGTTTCATTCCAACGTATTCTAACATTAGTAGCTGTACCTCTTTCTACCTCAATTCCAGCGTTTTCTGAAGGTGTTCCAGTTACATCATTATTTAATGTAATTTCATTATCAGCTACGCTTAAAGTTGCGGAATTAACGGTTGTAGTTGTGCCGTCAACTTGCAAATTACCGCGTATAACAACTGTAGTATCGTCATCAGCGTCACCAATATTAACAGTGTCAGTACCATTAAACGAAGCTAAGCGCGTTAAAAGGTTTGCTTTAGATACATCAACGTCTGTATCAGTGTTTTTCATACTAACCCAAGAGCCAGAGCCCCCGCTGTAAGACCAATACTTCATCTCATCATCTTGAGAATTGTATATGATTCTACCTTCTTGATTAGCACCAAACCCTGTCGGGTCTGATGTTACTACATCAATTTTTACGTTTTTTATCTCGTTATTATTTAAATCGAGATTTGCTAAATGTTTTATTGCCATTGCTAATTAGTTTAAATACGCTTTGCCTGCAAATGCAGCTGAAAAAGTTACCACTACAGTGTTTTTATCTTGATAGTTAATACCTCCGTGAACAACGTTATCGTCGTTATCTACTATAACCACAGAAGGATATTTATCCAACTGGTGGTTAATTGTCCATGTGCTCGACGCTGAACTTTGTGTATGTACATAAGATTCTACCTCATCCTCTCCTGGTACATTAATAGAGCCAGTTACTAATGATAGTACTGATCCTAAAGTAAAGTTTTTAGTTTCCCCTGTAACAGAGTCTGTACCTATAACTTTATCACTACCTGACATGGTGGAATCCTGTTCATACGTGCTTATTCTAGCCATCTAAGTTTTCTTTGTTAAATTTCTTTATTGCTTGAGAGTATACTTTATCAACATATGTTTTACGTTGCATAATCTTACTTCTTCTAGCAGACTCAGGCAATGTATCTTGCCCTACTAATATTTTATATATACGACCAATTAATCTGTGACCTTTTGTACTTATCGTGTACTTATTGTGATCTCCTAATCGGCCATTACCTTTATGTATCTTTGTTATCCAACCTTGTTTCTGCAATCTATAAAATCGCGTCTTATCCCAGCTGTAATAAAAAGTACCGTCTTTAAAGTCTTGTATTGTAAAAAATTTAATAGGATCAAGATAGAATAGCAATTCGAGGTCTGCAATATTAAGATCATTTTCTCTACAGGCCCATCTACTGACAAGCCTGTAGTATTTTAGAAAATCTACTTTTATTTCACCTCGTTCTAAAAAATCTGAACGATCCATTAAAAAACAATAATGACGTCTCTTTCCTGTATAACCGAAAACACTTCGTTATCGATTTCTACATTATGGCCAGCATGACGGTCGTACCATACGGTCTCGCCTGGCTCTATGCCTTCTACAGTGGTCCCTACGGACTTAACTACTGCTGTCCTATATCTTATATCTTCTCGATGACTTTCAGCTAATAATAAGCCTCCTTCTGTCTTCTTAAGATCTTCTTTAATCTCGTTTATAATAATGTATTTACCTATCGCTTTCATAGTCACGCATGTTTGAGATTACACAATCAGTTGATAAAATAGTAGTTGCTACAGACGAAGCATTTAACAATGCCGATTTAGTAACAAGCAGTGGATCAATAATCCCAGCTCGTCGCATATCTTTAATTTTACCGTCAATAACATCTACACCATAGCCCCATCCTTCTACTTCATAATCCGAAGGATTCAAACCCGCGTTCTTAAGAATACGTACAAATGGAGAATGCAATGAGTTACGCATAATACGTATGCCAACGTCTTCACCTTCATTTTTACCCGTAAGCTTACTTAAGGATGCAATATAACATAGTGCAGAGCCGCCACCAGGTAAGATACCTTCTTTTTTAGCAGCACGCACAGCGTGTATAGCATCATCAACACGGTCTTTCTTTTCAGAGACCTCAACTTCTGTGTCGCCACCCACATACACAACAGATACACCTCCATTCAATAGAGCTAATCTTTGTTCTAAGTGTGGTCGCATTACGTGATGTTCTTCTTCATCAAGCTGAGCTTGTAAATACTCAACTCTTTCAAGAACGCCTTCTGGAGCTTCATCAATTGCTAATGTAGTTCCATCAGTATCTATAATAGCCTTAGAGGCTGATCCTAACACTTCTGGGGTGATATTGTCAAGAGAGTCACCTAAACTCTCATCAATAACAGTAGCACCCGTTAGAAGGGCAAGGTCATCAAGAATATCCTTTCTTTTTAGTCCAAAAGATGGAGGATCGATAACGTTGCACTTAATATTGCCCTTTACGTGATTCATAGCTAATGCAGAAATAATCTGCTGGTCGCAAGGAGCAATGAGTAGCAGCGATTTATTGGACTTAATCGCATACTCTAATATGTTCTGGATACGTCGGATGTTGCTTACTTCTGAAGCACATAAAAATACCAATGGTTTATCGAGCTCCGACACCTCTTTTTCTTTATTGGTATAAAAGTGTATACTCTTACTAGTAGACTTAATGTGTGTACCATCTACAGTTTCAATATACGTTTCGTTAGTTGGAGATGTTTCCATTGTTACAACGCCATTATCGCCTGCAGCTCTAAAAGCCTCTGCAATAAAATCGCCAAGTTCCGTATCGTTATTACACGATATAATGGAAACTTGGTTTAAACGTTTGTCGTCAACCGGTAAAGCTTTCTTGTTAAGATTCTTTACAGCTAACTTAGCAAATTTTTCCATACCGTTTTTAACATCACGGAATGAATACTTATCTCCTTCTAACTTAAAGTAGTTTTTGATAATGCTTTGAGCAAGTACCGTTGAGGTGGTTGTACCATCACCTGCTTTCGATGCAGTATTACGAGATGCTTGCTTAAGCATGGTTACACCTAGATTTTCTACCGGGTCTTCTAGGTTTACATAATTAGCGACTGTTACCCCGTCTTTAGTAACGTGTGGGTTACCGAAGTCGTCTTCAAGCACGACAGTCCTACCAGATGCTCCAAGCGTACTTGCTACAGCTTCCGCTAGTTTATCGATGCCACTAATTAATTTGTCTTTAGCTTCTTTCTTAAAGCTTAAGTTTTTTACGATCTTAGGTGATCCGAATTGTATTGCCATTTGATTTGATTAAATTATATTTATATTATATTAACAATTCCATTTACGTCTAGCCGCTTTACCTCTTTCTGAGGTCCAGCTTTTAGAACGTGCGCAAAACGACTTACGTCGCTTCCATGCCTTACTACCCCTTTTTAATTTGCTAGGAGCTGTAGTTACTGCTGTCTTTAGTTTTGAACCAGGATTATCCTTACGGTACTTAGCTACACCCTTAGCTGTCATACCACCACCTGCTTTAGAACCTGTGCCGCTACCTTTCTTTACTTTCGCATAATAGCCTTTTGACTTTTTGCGAGAAGGAGCTTTACCTTTTTTACGGTCTAACGGTGAGTCCATACCACAAGTACACGTTGAGCGTTTTACTGTGAATGGTTTCATTTTGTATTGTATTTTTTTGTTCCTTTGCCGTGACCGCTTCTGTTCTTATTAACAGATATGAAGCTTTTAGTATTATGGTCATAATCAAGCCCTTTAAGGTTTTTACCTTTTTTAATAGCAGCACGGCGTAATTTTTGACACTCCGCTTTCATCTTACGACGGCGGGGAGTTTTAGCATACGCTAGATCACGAGCTTTCTTAGCTCTGCGAGCTGCTGGACTTAATTTTTGCGGCATTACTTTTTCTTTCCGTATGGTTTAGATGTACCTCCGCAATACTTTAATCTTTTAGCAGGAGCATTTTTAATAGCATCCTGCAAATGTTGAGGTAGCGTATCTTGATCACCTTCTAGCTTTCTTTTTAAAGGCTCGGCATTATTAGGCTGTGCGTATGTTTTAGTGGGCTTTGCGTATCCACCATAAGGTGACATGCGCATAAGCGGCACCATGTTTGGATCGTCGTTATAGTTTGGCATAATTACATTTTTTTGCCGTAGCGTTTCATAGGTGTTACCCCATGTCCTTTGCGAGCAGTAGATACTCCTTTTTCTTTGCGCCCTAATAATTGCTTAATAGCATTAGGATACGCTTTAGGTCCTTTCTTTCCCATAGTTTATTTCTTTTTACGTTTTCTTATAGATGAAGTGCGCTTACCCATACCTGTACGTTTCTTCTCGGCTACAGCTTTACGCTTCTGAGAAGGACTCATTTGTTTCCATGTTACAGGTGTAGATTTGGACACCCTCACGGATGGCCTGCACTTCTTAATTCTTTTATTTTTAGTAGACCCACAAGGATTACCTTTTTCGTCGGTCCACTTTTCTTTAAACCAGCGTTTAAGGTTTGCTCCTTGTTTAGTCTTTCTAACTGCCATTATTCTTTGTTCAATGTTTTCATTGCAGTCTCTCTATCATCATAATCTAAAGCTGCTTTTAAAATGATCTTATCCATAACAGCATCTTGATTTTCTAATATCTGCTTTTGCAGATTTATAATCATAGCCTCTAAGTTATCCTTAGCAAGCACAAGCTGTTCTATCTGATCGTTCTTTTTCTCTACCTCTGTTTTGAGCGCGTTTATGTCATCTGGCTTACTTCCAGTTATAGTAGATATAACCAAACCTATAGACGCAGACAATGTACCAATCAACATCATCACAACCTCCTTATTAGTTTCCAATACAGGATACCTCATAAGAATGAAGATAATTGCCATTATTAATAAAAATATAAATAAACTGCCAACATAGTGGCGAATCTCTTTAGCTACTCCGTTTTTAGGTAATTTCATCGGCTATTCTTTTTTCTGCATTTAGCGATAGCTCCCGACGCATAAGCTGACGGAAACACTTTATAAGATCTCTTTACCTTATAGTAGCATGAATCCTTCTTAAATAAAGGTGATGTAGCTTGTGGTCGTTTATTTGCCATAACTAATTGTTTTGTATCATCTCTATGTATAACGCTTGAGCTAAACGTATCTCATCGGGATGATCGATGCACACATTCTGTGTAAGCTCTTTATAACGTTCTAATTTAATCTTTTTTAATTCAGGTGCTGCCTTGCAGCTCATCATCAGCCCTACAATTAGGACACTCATTAATACTCTCATGGTGTTTGTTTGTTTGTAGCTCTATCAATACATGTAAAGCGTGTGTTAGCGTGTCGATACTCATACGAATATCTTTCAACTCATTACGTAAGCCATTAGCTTTAACGTATACAGTTTCTTTTTTGTTACTCATGATTAAATTTAATTGAATTATTAGTGATAAACCTAAAGGTTTACTATTAGATATATAGAAGTATTGTGTTGCACATAACTATTTGACAATCAACGCGTTATAAGAAGTTGATAATCAAACCTATGCGGGTGTACATTGTATTATTATCGATGTATATATAGTTTTGTTGTATATATGCTAATAATATTAATGTATTGCTTGATTTTTAATGCTTAATCTTAGTTTTATTCGCATTATTAGTGATCGAGCTATAAGTGTACTTAATTTATTATCATATTAACAATGTATTGTACATTTTAACGAATTATAATTACTAAACTTAAGTATATAGTATATATTACATAAAATTTAAAAAAGGTATACTTTTGGAATATTTATACGTTACAAACTTATTTATAATGTGATAATATAAGTGTAATTAAAAATAAAGAAATATGAAAATGTTTAAAATAACAAAAGTACAAACTTGGAATAAAAATGGAGTTCCTACAAATTGGATTAAGTACATGAAAAGTGAAACAATTGAAAATGTAATTAAACATTTCGGATTAGATAATATTTTAAAAGTAGAAGAATG